TGGTAAGTACTACATTCTCTAACGGCGCATACGTAAGCAGTTCTTATTCTACTAACGTTAGCGTAGGATATACTGTTGCATCAACAGGTATAACTATATCTGGTGGAACTGCAACAATTACGTTTGCTACTCAACCTATTGTTGAATTCACAAATGGTTCTACCATTACACTTTCAGGATTCTCTCCTGCACAGACTACCGGAACTGTTAACACACTAAACACTTCATTTACTGTTACAAGTTCTACAACAACTAGCGTTAGTTTTGCACTAACTGGTAACTATATTTCAAATGTATTAGGAACAGTTACTACTACAATTAATATTCCAGTAACTTATCCTACCATTACTAATGGTGGTTCAATTTTACAAACTATTAGAACAGAGATACAAAATCAAAAAGCTGGTCAAACATTTACCGGAAGTATTACTGGAGATGTGTTAACTATCACAGGCTCTGCTCCAGGAACTCCGTTTGGAAATGGAGATATTATCACAGGAGCCGGAATTGCAGATTCTACGCAAGTATTAGGAGGTTCTGGTTTAACTTGGTCAGTAACTAACGTACAAACTGTGCCGTCGACTAGCATCACTACTGGTTTAGTGACTAGCTCAACAAACTATGTCAATGCAACATACTCTGTTATTAATGATTCAACAAGTAATAGCGAAATTACTAGTTTGTTTGCAATCATTACTAGTTTGTTAACTAATGGATTTGGAACTCGAAGTGTTCCTACACTAGTTACACCTTCAGGAATTTCAAGTTCAAATGCCGAAGCAGAAGCATTACTAATAGCAAACATTACATTTATTAAATCTGAATTTGTTCAGTGGATTAATAATAACAACGGCGGACTACTAAGCACTCCTACTTCGGTTGCCTATGCAGAAAATGCAATGGGTTATTTAATTGAAGCTATTGCATACGATTTAACCTATGGTGGTAATAGTGCAACAACAGCATCAGCTCAAGAATTTATGTTGTCTGCTGATGCGGCAGATGCAGGATTAACTCCAAGCATTGCTAATGCAGGGTTGAGCTATATTCAAAACGCATTAGGAACATTATTAGCCAACACACCATATAGTCCTACTACAGGAAACTATCTTGTAGTAACTGGCATCCAACCTAGCACTCCAAGCACAGGTTATGCAACTTTAACATTTGCGACACAATCGGCTAACCCATTTACTATTGGTCAATACATCACTGTACGAGGTCTTACACCAACAGGATATAACAGTAGCATAGGAACAAGTTTTCAAGTTACCGGTGTAACATTAAACAGCGTAACTTTCCAATGTAATACAACAGGTGTTGTTGGATTCGTCAGCGGTGTTGGTACTATTTCAACACAAGTACAAAGTCCTAGCTGGTCAGTTTCTCCTGCGGCATCTGGTGCTATAAGTGCTGTTAACGTGTTGTTCAACGAGACTATTAACATTATCGGTGCAAGTAGTATTAGTTCTTCTACTGTTAGTGGAATTACAACATTAACTACTACTACAGTTAATGGCCAGATCATAACTACACAAAACTATACAATTACATATCCTACTATTAATAGTTCAACTTATAATTCTACATATATCAATGTCCAAGGAATTATTAATTCGAACATTAGTACCATTGTATCTGAAACTATTTCATATTTGACTACAACATACAAGGGCGGTTTTAGTTATAACCAGGCCACATGTTATAGAGATATTGGTTATATGGTAGATGCATTTGTAACCGATTTACGTGTAAACGGAACATTCCAAAGTGTTAACGCAGGTAAATCATATTATAAAAACTCAAGTGCATTATTGGCTATTGGAGCGCAATTAACTGAAACATTAGACGGTATAACATTTGCATTCGGCGATGGCTCAGGCAATGGAAAAGGCTTGGCTTATCAAGTCATGTACGGCCTTACACAAACACGTAATCAAAGTATAGTTACTCAGGTATTTGATTTTTCACAGCCAATTTCATATCAATCAATTTACGGAAAAACTACTTCACCTAACAGTTTGGTTGCCAACTCAAATACAACTATTTCAGCAGGTAACGCAACCAATGTTAATTTTACCAGTTTAGTAGGTATTACATTAGGTATTATTGAGAATGGCGTAAGTGCCGCACCTACACCAAGTTATGGTACCGGATATTACACAGTTACTTTCTACAACGGCGGTAACGGGTATGTGGATCAAGGTATTCCTGGTGACGTACACATCATTCCTGGTAAAGTATTAGTAGGCGATAACTCTAATGCATATGGTAACATTATTAGCTATACTCCTGGAAACTTCGGTGGCGGTGGATTACCATACGATACCGTGTTGGTTAATTTAATTCAACCTGGATTCTTTGTAGTAGGTGAACAGTTAGACTACGGTGAAACTGTTCCTAATTTACATATTACTATCTTTGTTGAGAGTGGTGTGTACTATGAAGATTATCCGATTAAGTTGCCAGCAAACTGTACGATTTCAGGCGATGACTTCCGTCGTACAATTATTCGTCCGCTGGACCGTGTATCACAATCACCATGGAGAACAACCTTCTTCTATCGTGACTCTGTTATTGATGCATTGCAGATTGGTTTAATTAACTATGGATATGATTATTCAACTCTTGCCAACACAACTATTACATTAAGTAGTACTAGCGGCGTATTGAACGCTACATTAGGCGGAGCTGTACAAGCACCACAAAGCTGGATTGGATTAGTTCTTACAGAAAACGTTTATACTATTACAAGTGCAACTGCTAGTAGCGGAACTGTTACAATAACATTCACTGCATTAGCAGGATCTCCTACAATTACAACTGCTCCTTATACCGCAGGAAGTGTAATTAACATTGAAGGAATGACTCCTACAAGTTATAACGGAACATTTACAGTTCTTACATGTACTGTAAACGCTGGCGTTGGAACATTAACTGTAAGTAACTTTAACCCAACCAGTTCTGCAACTGCTTATGGTAACATTGCAGTTGGTAAAGCTGTTGTTAATACTGTTAGTGGTAACGTACTAAGTTGTACAGTTATCTATCCATTCACTGTGGCTACTACTCTAGCACCTACAGTATGGCATTTATTTGGTACTATCAATTACGGACGTCACTATTTGACTAACCCGTTAGATATTACAAGTACTCCTAAGAATAACAAAGAAATTGACGTGTTCTTATGTAATGACGCAACACGTATTAAATTAATGACTGGTCAAGGTCATGGCGGATTTATGATGGTACTTGACCCAGAAGGTCAAATTAAAACTAAGTCACCATACGCACAAGAATCTGCCAGCTTCTCAGGAAGTATTAACAAACAACGTTTTGCGGGTGGACAGTTTGTTGACGGATTTACAGGTCGTTTATTTGGTAACATTACTGGTGTTGCTAACAACGGATTACAAATTACTGTTACAGGTAGCTTGAATAGTGGACTTGATGTTCGTCCTCCACAAGTTCCAACTTCATTCTACTTACAAGGTTATCGTTATCAAGTTAACCAAATTGTAAGCTATAGTAGCGTAAATGCTCAAGTAGTGTTGACATTGGATGTAAGTACACCATTTAATCCTACAACATTAGTAGGCAGTATTCCTACATTTATATCAACTGTTGGTTCTATAACTAACTCCGTTGCATACGACATGGTGTTAGGCACAAACTATAATACAGTAAAATCTGCATTGACATATTTGGCTCCGCAGAATTATCCAACATATACTGCTCAGACATTTGTTACACAAGGTATTTCATACGTTGGAACTTTAATTTCTAATAACTTAAATCTTCAATCTACAGATTTATCCGGTGTTAAGACAAGTCTTGCAGTTATTAACTCATCATTGGTCAACGGGCTTGTTGCTATTCCTGCTGTGTCATTTACTGATCCGGTTGGAGTAACCGCTAACGTAAGTAATGCTAGAAAAATTCTAAGTGCTAATAAGGCATTTATCCAAGCAGAAGTTTCATCATGGATTGCTGATAACTTTGTTGTCAACACACTAGTCGGATATAGTGCTACTAAGAGTCAACGAGATATTGGCTACGTAGTCGATGCATTATGCTATGACTTATTGTATGGCGGTAATAGTGCGACATATGATATTGCACAAGTATACTATAATACATTGACAGGATTAAGTCAATTAGGTAATAATCAAGCGGTTTGTTTAGCATCGTTTGCAAGATTACAATCCATCATTACTTCTATTGTTACCAACGTAGCAGTAGCACCTAGTGTTGGTAATTTACAAGCACAAAATACTACAGGCTATACAGCGGCAACAAGTACACAAGGCACAGCACTACAAAGTTTATTAGCATTGTTAATTGATATAGTTGCAGATGGTGCTGTAAACAACAATGTTATTGCAACAGTAATTTCAGGAAGCACTAGCATTACCAACCTAAGTTATAACTCTAACTTAGTAAATGGCGTAACCGTTACTGGTATTGGAATCCAAGCAGGTACTACATTGTCTGCGGTTAACCTTGCCGCAGGAACTGCTACACTAAGCCAAGCGGCCACCACTAGCTCAACAGCTACCGGTGGTAACACTATCGACGGAACAGTATTAACAGTAACTGGTGTAGGTGTAACTATTCCTGCTAGAACTAACCCAACGGTTAGCGGACAAGCAAGCACAGCAGTTACTGATTTCTATACAATAATTGGTAATATTACACCAACAATTTCTACATCATTTGCAAGCGGTGGTTTACCAACTACAAATACTTTTGTTATCAGTACTAGCGTTGGAGCATTAAGCGGTGTTGCTATTGCAGACACATCTGGCGATTTTACTTGTGCAAATAGTCAAAATATTGTGTTAGGTAATACTGTTACTATTACAGGTACATTAACAGGCTCAGGTGCAATTACTGGATACACTTCAGGCACAACATACTATGTTGTTAGTACCAACGGTACAACAACATTTACATTGTCAGCTACTTATGGTGGTCCGGCAATTACAACTACAGCAGGTACAACTACAGGATTAACATTCACTGTAGCAGTCGGTTACGGGGTACAACCTGGACAAGGTGTTACAGGTACTGGTGTGCCAGCTAACACTTACGTAAGTAATTTATATATTCCTGGAAGCAGTACTGTATTGCTAACACAAGCACTAACAGTCCAAGCTGCCGGTACTTATACATTTGGACCTAACAGCGTCGATATTAAAGATACTATTAATACGTATGTTAATTCAGGTGCAAGTATTCCAATTAACTTAGAAATGGGCGGTAACAAATCGATGTTGAGTAACGATTATACTCAAGTTAACGATTTAGGTTACGGCTTATTGGTTACTAACGGTGGCGCGATGGAAGGCGTTAGTGCGTTTACTTATTACTGTTACGTAAGCTATTGGGCATTGAATGGTGGACAGATTCGTTCTGTTGCTGGTTCGAGTTCATACGGTGTATACGGTTTACGTTCAACTGGTAGTGACGTTACAGAATTACCAAATGCAGTTAACTTGGCCAATGACATGGTTCAAGTGGCGCAGATCTATAAAGAAGGCGTTTATTCAAATGCCATGACAACTGCAACTAGCAACAACTTGACAGTTTATATTATTAACTATCAATATATTCCAGAAGGTACAAGTGAGCTAGAAATTGATCACACCGCAAGTGGCGGTGGAATTACCAGATATCTAATTAGCACAGTCAGCCATACTAGCGTGTTCATCAACGGACAGAACGTATTGGCATTAGGATTAAGTACTCAAGGTACTGACTCTACTAGCGCAACTGGACTTGCGTATGCGTTGTACGATCAACAAAGTGTAATCATTCGTGGTTTACAACAATGGAAGTTCTTAAACATTAGTAACGTTAAACCAGTTCGTCCAAGTACTGCTTTACAATATAGCAGTAACTTAGGTAGCATCTATCGTATTATCAGTTACGGATTAGTAGAGAGCACAGGTGAACAACTTGCCGCTAACACCGCTATCCTAACAACAGATAGTTCATTTGCCTATTACTTGTTTACTGTTGATGCTACTAACGTTGCATCAGGTGATATTGCAAATTACATTGCAAAAGCAACAGCAACATTTGGTGGTTCATTAATACCAACAACAATATATTCTGCATTACTTGGAACAAGTGTTTTAGGAGCAGGAGTGTATACAGGACTAACACAATTATCTACATCAGGTAATGGTACTGGTGCAGTATTCACTGTTATTAAATCAGGTACAGGAACAACATATACTGGCGTAACTTCAATCAGTGCAACATCTGCAGGATCTGGCTATAATGCTGGAGATACAATTAAAATTAGCGGTGCTAGCCTAGGCGGTATTGTTACTACAAACGACCTTGTATTCACTATTAGTGCAATTTCAAATAGTACAACAAGCAACACAATTCAAGTATATAACACAACTGGCACCATTGCTATTGGACAAACTGTATACGGTATTGGTTTAACTACACAAAAAGTTACAGCTATCAGTGGACCAAGTAGTGGAGTTTATACGCTTACATTAAGTGCAAACCCAACAGCAGTTCCATACGGTCCTATTACATTCTCAACTGCTACTCAAGGTAACACATTAGGTGATAGCAAGATAGCAGTATTAGGAATTTCAGATCCTACTACAATTAACCAAGTTAACCAAGGTGTATATGTAACTGGTTGGGGTGGAAAACAATTCCGCGTAATTAGTTATACTGCACCGACATTACAGTCTAGTGGCGCATTTAGTTCAGGAAGTACAAGTAGCTACACTCTAGTATTAACTGGTGTTGCTGGAACAATCAGTGCTGGACAAGTAGTTCAAGGAACAGGCTTTAATGGTACACAATATGTACAAAGTGTAACTACAACAACTACTAACAACGTTGTTACTGCAACGGTTATACTAACAGCATATCCATCAGCACAACCTGCTGGAACTATTTACATTGGTATTCCAACTAATGCGTACTTAACAATAGATCCTAATTCTAACTACAATTTATCAAGCGTTGGAACTGGTGTTAATGCAATGACATTTGCAAGCCAAACTTCTGGACCAAGTGGAAGATATGTAACTTATAATATTCCGTATAATCCAAATGCTATTTTACCTCCTGTCGATAGTTATTTGACAGTTGGTAACCAAGCCAATAGTAAGTACAACGGAACTTATCAAGTTGTTGGAATAACTAATCAATCATTAATTACTGTTAGTAGCACTAGTGCATTGTCACAAGGTATGGTTGTAAGTAATATTTCAACTACTTTAACATTAACTGGTTTATCAGCTAGCAGTCCTGGTACAGGATTCGTTACAGTATCATTTGCTACTCAATCAACTACACCTTATGCTGTTGGAGCAGTTATTGTTATCACTGGTGTAACTCCAAGTGGGTATAACGGAACATATACTGTTACTGCAAGCTCAACTACAAGTGTAACCTTTGCAAGTATACAAACTGGATCATGGAGTGGATCAGGTACTATCAGTACTCCATTCGCATACGTTCCAGCTAGTACAATTATTCAAAGTATTGTAAGTTCTACACAGTTCATCGTAAGTCCTGCATGTTGGGTACAGTACGGTGCTATTGTAAGTAGTAGTCAAATTGCTACTGTGGCCAGCGTTGCTATTAGTAACGGTGGTACAGGATACTCGACTGCTCCTACTATTACATTCTCTGGTGGTAGTGCTATTACACAGGCGATTGCTACATGTACAGTCGCTGGTGGACAAATTACTTCTGTTACACTAATAAGTCCAGGTTATGGATATACTAGTGTACCTACTATCACACTAAGCGGAACTAACCAAACTGCTAGCCTTACAGCCATTATCACTTCGACAGTAACAGTTCAATCTGTTGCACAAGCTGGTTCAAATACTGTACAAGCTACATTATGGTATCCGACTGATCCAGGAACTAGTGGTACAGCTAGTGCCGTATCAACAACTACTGCGGTAATTACTGGAAGCTCGATTAATAGCTCCGGTGTTTTAACTGTTGGATCAGTAAGTAGCGGAACACTTACTAACGGTATGATATTGTCTGGTCCTGGTTTGGATCAACAAAATTCTTATACAGTTTACGGATTAGTAACAACTGGAAGTACAGGAACATTAATTATTCCTAGTACAACAATTCCGTTTGTTACAGGTCAAGATGTTGTAGTTACTGGAGTTACTCCAACTACCTATAACGGTTCGTATGCATTAACAGGTGTTAGCACATCGTCATTTACTGTATCAACTGGTTTCATTAGTGCGGGCACAACAGGGTTGTCTACAGCTGGTACTGTGTTAACATTGAATGGCGGCTTTACAGGAACTCTTTCAACTGGTGCAGAATTAAGCGGTTCTAATATTACTGCTGGCACATATATTGCTGGTACAAACACATTTAGTTCATCACAAAGTACTGTAAGTTCTGGAACATTAACTGTTGGAGGTGCAATATCAGGAACTGTTGCTCTTGGACAAGTTATTAACGTAGTTCCATTCACTAGTTCAAGTGCAATGATTGTAGGTAACTACTATCCAAGTGGTACACAAACAGGTGTATTAACTTTTGCAGGTACGAATACTCCTGCGGTACAAGGACCATCAACTGGAACTGTATATGTAGGACAACTATTAAATCAATCAGTAACTAGTGGTGCTACTATTAGTGCAGGTGCTACATACGTCACAGGCATTGTTGGTGCAAGTACACAAACTACAGGTAGTACAATTAGTGCAGGAACTCCTGTTACATTTACAGGTAGCATTACTGGTACAACATTAACAGTTACTACTACTCCTTCTGGAACTGGTATCCAGCCTGGTATGGTGTTGTCTGGAACTGGTATTGGATTGATGACTTATGTTGTTGCCGCGTTGAGCAATACTGCTCCAACTGGCACAGGTACATGGCAAATTAGTACATACTATGCAAGCGTAGCATCAACAACTGTAACAGCTACTCCTGCGATATTGACTTTAACAGGAACTATAAACAACTCATTCTTCCCTGGTATGAACATTGCCAGCGGAACATCAATTGCAGGTTCTGGTGTACAGATTATTGGTACTACTGGACAGTTCCAAGCCACATCGGCTACAACAATTACTATTGGACAAACTGTAGCAGTATATGGAACAGTTAGCGGTAGCGCACAAACATTAACATTGTCTAGTGTGTCTGGTGCAGGATTGTTTACTACAACTACAACTTTTAGTTTAGTTAACGGACAAACAGTTACTATCACAGGAACACAGGGCGGTAGTACTGCGGTGTTGACTCCTGGTACATATTATATTACTAGTACAAATGGTACAACAACATTTACCTTATCAACTACATATAATGGTACAACTTATGTACCAACAACGACTGGTAGTTTGACTGGTAACAGTTACACAACTACTATTCCGTTGGCGGCAATTACTGGTTACAGTACTCCAACTAACTATCTAGTTAGTGCAGTTAGTGGAACAGGAACTTACACATTTACATTGACTTCAATGACTGGTGCTACATTAACTACCATAACTGGTGCGTTAACTGGCTTAATATTCATTGTAGCAAACAACACTATTACTGGTGCTGGTTCAACATTTATTACAACACAAGCTACAAGTTCATCAGGAACTGTAGGTTCACAAGCATTTAGTTCAGGCGGTGCAATTGGAGCAACAACTGTTACATTGGCGGCTGGTACTAGTTTTGTCGCAGGACAACTATTCAGCGGTACTGGTGTTTATTTTGATACTTATGTTACTAACGTAGCAGGTGCGGTAATTACTATCAGTCGTTCATTCTACGCACAAGCAAGCGGAACATATACAAGTTATGCGGCGGGCGGCGCAGGTAACTATTATGTATCATTCAACCAAACTGTATTAAGTACACCTATTGTTGGTACTGCATATACAGCATCTGCTGGCGCAATTACAACTCAATTGACAAATACATTAAGTGGACAATTTAATGCTTATATCTCTGGACAATTGACTGCTACCAATAGTGCGATAGCTACTGCAACATTTACTGCGGCAAGTAGCGGATTGAATACTATTACATTAAGTGCGTTCACACTTGGTACAATCTCAAACGTGAACGTTGGTCAATTTATTGCTCCAATAAGTGGTATTCCTGTTAACACGTATGTTACTCAAGTTAATCCAACAACTGGTGTAATTACAATTAACAACACTACAACTGGTGCAGTAAGTGGTAGTACTAGCGTATATGCCGCAGGTAATACTGGTACATACTCATTGAACTTGTCAACTGCGGTTGTTCCACAGATTACCGCAATCACAGGTATTAGCTATACTGTTAATACAAGTCAACTTGCGGCGGCTGCGGCAATCACAGGTACAATAAATGGTATCACTTTTGCTAATACAACAAATAGTAGTTCAGGATTTGTACCAGGTGTAGGAACTGTAACAAGTAACGTATACACTTACATTAGCAGTCCAATTGGACAAACATTAACAGGTGTACAAGTTAGCACAGGCGGTGGATTTACATCTACCGCTGGTAGCACAATTACTGTGGGACAAAGTGTAACTGTAACAGGAACATTGTTTGGTACAGGTAGTATGTCTGGATATACTTCAGGTACAACTTATTATGTTACTGCTACCAACGGTTCTACTTCGTTTACATTATCAACTACAACAAGTAGTTCATATAACATTACAACTACTGCGGGTACTACAAGTACTGCATTGACTAGTGTTGTTTATAGTACTAATACATCTATCGGGTTTAGTACATTGTCAACTGCTCCGTTAGTTGGTACTCCAGTATACATCACAGGCGCAAGTATTACTGGCAATATGACTATCGGCGGTGTAGCGATTGCCGCAGGACAAACTTATTATGTTGGAGCTCCATTAACTACTTCAACCATGACATTGTATGCAACTGCGGCAAATGCACTTGCAAGTCAATTCCCGTTAATAATCAGCAATGGTACAACAACTGGGGCAACATTTACAGTTGGCGGATTAACGTTTGTTCTTGCAGGAAGTGGTGCAGGAAGTACATGGCAAACAGTTAACACTCAAGGCACAAACATTGTAGTAAACTCAACAACCATTACTGGTACAGGTAACTTGATAAGTGTAAGCAATACAACTAACTTAGCAATTGGGGATCAGATTGTATTCACATTGCCATCAAGTTCAGGTACTACTATTGGTAACATTGTTGCAGGTATACCTGCCGCAACTTCTACAGGAACTTCAACTGTTGGAACAACTTATTACATTGCAGATGTTGCTCCTGGTGTTGTTACTATTAGTAGCACAAATGGCGGATCAGCATTTGCCGTAGGTACAGGTACAGGTACTATAAGTTATTACAGTAATGGCTTTACTTTTGGAATTCCTATCGTAATCAACGGATTTACTAGTAAAACCAATATTGCAAATACATTAACCTACAGCGTCGTGTTATCAATTCCAACACAAGCTAGTGCGCCAGCTTCAAGTGTATATTATGGAGTCAGCGGTAACAGCAATAGCTTGTATAACGGATATTGGTTGTGTACTGCAAGTACAACTACCAGTGTTACTTTAACCTACACATATGATCCAGGTGTATTTGGTACTACAACCAATACAAACTTGTTCAGAGAACTTACTACTGCAACAAGTAGTAGTACAGGTGTTGGCAAGCCATTTAGCACAAGTACTAATACTACAACTCAGTTGCGTTTAGGTTATCCTGGCGCTACTGGTGGACAAATTACTGTTAAAATTAGTACTTGCCGTGCAACAGGACATGACTTCTTGAACATCGGTACTGGCGGATATAACACCAGTAACTACCCAACACCAATTTACGGTAACCCGGCGATTGCTGAAGATTCAAGTAAACAGATTTTAGAAGAAACTGTAGGTCGTGTATTCTTTGTAAGTACAGACGAAAACGGTATTTTCCGAGTTGGTGCGTTCTTTAGTGTGGACCAAGGTACTGGAACTGTTACATTTAGTCAATCAATTGCGTTGAGTAACTTAGACGGTTTAGGATTTAAGAAAGGTGTAGTTGTTGCTGAATTTAGTACAGACGGAACAATGGCTGAAAATGCCAGTGACGTTGTGCCAGTTCAATCAGCTATCCGTAGCTTTATGGATGCACGTTTAGGTTTAACATATGGCGGTACACCAACTGCATTATCAAACTTAATTGGCCCAGGCTTCTTGGCACTAGATGGTTCTTTAGCAATGAAGAACAACATCAACATGGCCGGTTATACTGTAACCAACTTGAACGCTCCAGTTAATACAACTGATGCGGCTACTAAGGCGTATGTTGATACAGCTAACACAAACTTTAACCAATTAAGCAAATTAACAGATGCAAGTATAGTTGGAGCAAGTTTAGCTTCTGGACAAATATTAGTTTATAATGGAACTAAATGGGTCAACGGAACTACTTATAGCGGCGGTGCTATTTCAATTAGTTATAATAATACTAATGGTATTGTCACTGCATTCAACGCTGGACAAATTACAAACACAGCAATTAGCACTAGTGCGGCAATTAGTCAAAGTAAATTAGCAATGAATGTAGCTAAGACCTTGGCAACTAATACCAGCGGTAGTGGTACAGCAGGTTCGATTGTACAAGCAGATTTAGGACTAGTAGTATTCAATAGTAATCAATTTAGTGTTAGTGCTAGTGGTTGGGTAAGTCATGTAACAAGCACAAGTACAACTACTGGTGTGCCATTAACTGGTATTGCACAGATTGCGGCTAACACAGTTCTAGCAAACTTGACTGCTGGCGTTGCAAGCCCAACTGCTCAAACTGTGTCAGCAGTAGTTGGTGCGGCTGGTGGTATTTTGAATAGTAGCTTTAGTGCTGGAAGTGCTGGCACGTACTTGATGAACGTTGCATACAACGGTGTAAGTACTGCAAGTAACACATACGGTACAACTTTATTAAGTACTACGCATAGTGTTAATACTGTTCCATTATCTGATCCATCAACTGGAGCAGTCGATGTTACATCATTAAAAATTAATGGATACGGCACTTTATCTGTATCAACCAGTACATTAAATGTAAACACACCTGGTGGCGTTACATTCTTAACAGCTACTGGTAGTACTGCTGGTAACACAGCAATTACTACATATGGTACATTAGATACAAGTAACGGTACGTTGAAAGCTACTACAATTACTACAGGTGCTAGTGCAACTACTGCGGCGGTTACTGGTAAGTATCAAGTACAAAACGGTAGTACAATCGACTTGTACACATATGGTGGTACACTATTAACATCTACCTTATCAACCGGTGCGGCCAGTAATAACGGTAGTATCCTTGGTACTTGGACATTAAGTGGCGCAAGTAGTTTACAAGCTACATTTAGTGACTTGGCCGAGTGGTATCGTGCAGACAGAGAATACGAACCAGGTACTGTTTTAGTATTTGGCGGAGATGCTGAAGTTACAACTACTGACCAAATTAATGATACTCGTGCGGCAGGTATTGTAACAACAGATCCTGCGTATGTTATGAATCATGAACTACAAGGTACTAAGGCTTGTCTTGCACTAGCAGGTCGAGTTCCATGTAAAGTTGTAGGGCGTGTGAAGAAAGGAGATATGTTGACAACAAGTGCTACCCCAGGTTATGCAGTTCGCGCAACAACTCCGACACTAGGTGCAATCATTGGTAAGGCCTTAGAAGATAAGGACTACGGTGAAGCTGGTGTCATTGAAGTTGCTGTAGGGAGAATATAATGAGCCAATTAACTATCAACATTGGCTCTGCGCCAAACGACACAACAGGCGATCCGCTACGCACAGCTTTTACAAAGGTAAATTCTAATTTTACTGAACTGTATTCGGCAATGGGTGCAGACGTGCAAATACCAGTTCAAACTGGTAATAGCGGCAAGTATCTTACTACAAGCGGTTCTGCCCTTAGTTGGAGTAATGTTAGTC